GGGCATAGGAAGCACCTGATTGAATCTGCATGGCCAACTTACTGATTATCTTAGTTGAGACTGCCATTTAAGCTCCTTTACATTGATGTATCGTTTTGGTAGATTTCTACTCTAAATCCGAATATTACAGTAGAGAACTGACCCATGAGTTCCCAGTCATATTGTAAAACTGAGTAAGGATCAATTCCTGTGAAGTTGTCGCAAGGGGGAGTGATAGTGGTGTTGTCATCGATAAGACCGTAAATTAGTGTCCTCAACTCTTCACCCATGTCTGTTATGGCAAGAGCGTCGTCATCTGTCACTTCTTCACTAGGTCTTTTAACATAACCAGTTACCATAACAGAGTAATCTCTGTTTATCTCTCGCTGACTTGGTCGTCCTTTCCCTAGATTGTCGAGAGGTCTGATCTCGAACCTAGGGAACTCACTGTCGTCAAGAGCTAAGAGGTCTAGAGACTCGCCTATTTTAACATTGTCTGGGTTAGTTATTGCTGAGTGAGTCTTTAACTTTTCTCTCACTGACATTAGCAATTTATAGTAATTGTTCATTAGTATATTCTCCCTATTTCTAACATTCTTTGTCTCATTAAACTAGTCAGAGTTAACTGACTCTCTGCCACGGCTAAGCTGATGTTAGGCCTAGCTGAAAATTTACTGCTGCCTCTATCGTGAAGAAATCTAGCTCTCATTGTCTCAACTGTTTCTTTTCTCCACTTGGCCATTTTGCTATTGATTAACCCTTGAGTGCTGCTCATGTCTTCACTAAGTTTGCCGCAATACTTTTCTTCTGGAGTGTTTTGACCTCCTGACACCCTCACAATACCCTTAAGAGTATTAGTGTTTAGCCTCGCAGTGTTTACAGTGGCGTAGCTAAACCCTTCTTTGCTTGAGCGCCTCTCTGTAAATTTCCAACCACTTCCCATGGGATTACTTTTTAATTTAAGCATCGTTCTAAGTAACCCAGTCCTCTCGGTTACCTTGGTCGGATGAGCAGGTTGTAACTTCGCGAGAGCCCAAGGACTAAGATTGTATCCGTGCATGTTCCTTATAATATGTTTGTCAGCAGCACTGATTCTTATCCTATCCATCTCTTCAGCGATAGTGCGAAAAACAATGCTTCTGTACTTCTTTATAATTCTGATTACCCACAAATCAAATTTTTTAGTCTCTATTCTTACAGACATTTACTCCTCCTAAGCAAAAAGTCCACGCCTACACAAGGTAGACGTGGACTGAGAATTAGAAACCAGTTGTAGAGCTCACAGTTCCCTTGGTGTTCTTGATAAGGATACCATAGTCTGTGTTGTACTTGATCCCTGCATACTCTTTTGCACGAATGATACGAGCATCTTTTTCAGGCTGTTCGTAGCTTTCAAGCGTGTAAGATTTAGGGAATGCAGACCAACGAAGCTGACGAATGGCGTTTCTGTTTTTCAGAGTGTTTGCTCCGTCTGACAGGATACCAAGGAAAGCGTAATCGTTAGACCAGAAGCGACCAATACTTGCTGTTGAATTTAACCCAGAAGTATCATAGATACCTGAGACAACGATCACTTTCTTCAGGCCAAACAGAGAAGTGATCCAAGCAGCTTTCTGATCCTGAGGGAGAGTCTGGATGAAAGAAGTATATTTAACATCATCTTTCACTTTGTTACAACGAACAAGAGCATTGAGGACGTCATCAGTTATGATGAGAGTCATCATTTTCATGTTCATTCCAGATTTCAACCGTACTTTAAGAGCGGCTGCTTCCACGTCAGCGATAGGGTCTGCATTGGTTGCGTCGTCCCAAGCGTTTGTGATCTCATGCAAGTTTGTTGACCCAGTCCAAATGGCCTCACTATTAAGAGTTTCAGCTACGCGAGACTCGCGGCCAAGGAGCAAACCCTGAACAGCGAGCTGTGAACTGGTCTCTTCTTCGCTGATCCACTGAGAGTTTTCTTTCTCAGATATAAGGTCAACCTCTTCCTCGTAACCAAAGATACGAGTGGTGTAGCTGTCCTGATCCCAAGACCATTCGCCACGGGCATAAGTTCCATCAGGAGCTCTGCGAGTGTCAGGAATTTTCATGATGGCTTCACGAGGCAGGACTGGGTAAGAACCTGCTTTGTCCTTTACTGTCACAGGGGGAGCAATGTTGTCCCCTTGAAGATTTAACTCTTCAAATTTAATCTCTTCCATAAGGTCCATAAGATCGTTACGAAGAGTTACGTTTGTTGAAGGCTGTCCGCTTCCCATATTATTATTCTCCTTTAATTATCTGAAAATGGCGTAGTTTACGACTGTACCAGCTCCGCCGTTACCACTAAGAGTAATGGTTAAGGTCCCGGCGGTACAAACTGCTTTGGTAACGTACACTGTTGCAGTAGCTGCTTTCAGCGTTGCAGTTGCGAAATCTGTTGCAAGGATGTCACTGTTAGTGACAGTAACAGTTGCGTCTGCATCAGTCTCAGAAGCACTCAACCCAGCAGCTACGACTCGTGCTCCACCAATAAGAGTAGTCGGGAGGTCTTCAGCAGAAATGATAGACGGTTTTTTGATTACGAAGCAAGCAATATCTGCTCCGATGGCTCCGGCAGCTCCTGCGTAGCAAGCGATCTTAGTTGTGACCCATGCTGTGCCGTTTGAAATGTAATATTTGCCGTTTTGTGAGTTGTAAACGACAACACCTATTGCATCAGCCACAGTAGTGTAAGACCATGAGCTACCGTTGTAGTAAGCGAGTGAATTGTTGTTTGATCCGGACCAACCGCCAGCAGGAACGAGATAGTAAGAAGCTCCGCTAGGAGAGGGCGTTGCATAAGAATTGGCATTGACAACATCATATGATTTAGTTGTACCCTTACCGTCTACGGTAGGGAAGACTGGGTCACCTTGAGCTGCGGCACGTGCGAGCGTTACAAAGAATGTACGATCGACGAAATCAAGAGGCATTACAGAATTTTCATAATTTTCTGCGTGACCTCTTGCGAGTATGACACCCTCAGCAATTGACCCATAGGTTGTATAGGCAGATTTAAGGGTTGATTTTGTGATTGTTACGAACCGGTTTCTCTCAAGCTGAGAGTCTGCGAAAAGAAACAGGGGTAATTCCCTGACTCCAACAAATTTGCTGATAGCCATTTGAGCTCCTTAAAGATTATTAGTTTGAAACTTTTTTCATCAACAGGTCAGTATACTCTATTCGAGCAATACGTGTAGCTGCTGCTTTACTGAGAGAATCTCTCTTCTGTATGTGACTCACGGCTTGCTCGAAAGTGTTAATTTCAAGGCTTCCAAGGTCATCTTTGTTCCCGTTTCCGGCTGAAGCAGGAGCTGTTTTCTCAAAGATTTCCTTAGCTTGGGCCAAAGTGTCTTTATCTGTACCTGAGTTCTCAGATATTTTGATAAAAGCATCTTCAACACTTATCTCAGGATTCTCTTTTATAAGAGTCTCTGTGAAAGCAGAACACTTCATTTTAGAACCGAAATCAGTTATTTTTTGATTTTTTACTACCACTGCTTGCGCTGCTTTAAAAGCATTCAACTGCTCAGTCAGATCAGAGATCTGAGCTTGAAACTGTGCTTTAATGCTTTCAGAAATCTCGTCGTAAACAAGAGGGTGAGATTTCTTAACGTCCTCAGCGGTTGCGTCTTTTTTGAGAAACATATTTGTCCTTTCTCCTGTTAACCCAGGATCTCATCAATAGTTACAATGTCATCAATCATTCCAATGTTTTTAGCTTCAGTTCCGAAAAATACTCTCGCGTCAGCCCACTCTTTCTCAACCATAGCAGAGTCTACAGATCTATTTTCAGCTACGCCAGAGATAAACAAACTGTAAAGTTTATTTACACTCTCTTGCATCTTAGCCAAAGCTTCTTCATCTAATGCTGAGTCTGGGTTACCTAATGCTTTGTACTTACCTGCCTTAACGTAAGTGAGCTTAACGCCCATCTTCTCATTAAGAGCCGTTCTGTCCAAGTGCACTTGGTAAACTCCGATCGAGCCTACTTGAGAGGTTTCAGAAGCATAAAGCTCAGTACAAGCTGAACCAATCCAGTAAGCAGCAGAACAACAAAGGCCTCCCACAACACCTAGAACTGGTTTATCTTTTTTGATCTCTCTTATAAGAGCCGCTGTCTCACTAACCCCAGGAACTGACCCGCCTGGACTTTCAATATCCAGAAGAATAGTGTCAACAGCTTTATCGTTTGCGAAGTCTCTAAGATTCTGCTGTATATCCTCTAAACTGCGATCATCCCCAGATGGTGAAGACATGTTGTAAGCACGTTTCAACAGCGTTCCTTGCATCGCAACAACTCCCGTAGACCCAATGATATAAGGTTGTGACTTACCAGTTAACCCAGTGTCGCTCACCTTAAGATTGAGTCCGTCCATTTTGTTATTAAGGATATTTTGAAACGTGTTAAACATACCTTCATGTATGCACCACGGCATGGAAGCCATAGCAGTTAGAAATAAACTGTTACCAATTTCCATCGTCTTTCCGCCTTTCTTTAGCGTCATCCTCATCCAGATCTTTACCTTCCTGTTCTCCCTCTCTCCTCTTTGTCTGACGGTCTCCTTCAGGCTGTCCTTCTCCTCCTTCGGGCACGTAGACAATGTCGTACTTCTTTTCTACTTCTTTGATCTTAGCAAGTCTCTTAGCTTGGAGCTCTATTTGAGAGAGTTCATGTTCCTCTAACTCTGCCTGTACTTCATCGTAATCTGACCCCTCCTCTGCACAAATCTGCTGAGGAGAAGTTGTTTTGTTCAGAAGCTTAGTTTTGTTAGCACGGCTTTCTTTCTCTGGGTCAAGTAATCCGTAAGATGGCCAACGAATTATTGCTTTATAGTCTCCTGCTTCTCTTACGAGTCCGTAGACCATAGCTTCAGCGACTGCTGTACCTACTACCCACTCTACGACAGAAGTTATAAGGTCTCTCCAACGTTTCACCATCTTTTTTGTCTCGAGTATCCCACCTTTCCAAGCAGAATAATTAGCCTCTTTCAAGTCCAAGAACAGAATTTCATACGGCACTCTGTGTGCCATCGAAATGATCTTGTATTCTCTGAGTCTAAAGTCGTCTACATTGTCAGAGGGTACGTTAGGGGAGGCAAATTTAACGTCTTGACTGCCTCTCTTTAAATAAGTTATAAGTCCTGGCTGTAACTTAGTAACTTTTTTACCTGAGTCTCTCGGATTGTCTACGTCAGACTCAGTGCTTTTCTTTGTTGCGGCTGGGTTATCTGATATGATGAACGCAGAATAACAAGCTGCTACCCTCGCACCCACTAAAACAGCATCCTCGTAGTCTTTTAAGAACTTAAAACGAGAGATGCAAGGCGTTAAGAGTGGATACTGTCTGGACATACTAGGTCTGTTGTTTAGAGGAGCTTTAAACAAGTAAGTCACTTGTCGTTTTACTCCATTTTCTGAACGAAACGCCGGAAAATAATCCATGTCAGCAAGAGTGTTAGATCTTGTTTCCATCTTTTCTAACTTCTTAACATAGTAACCCAGTGTGTGACCAAATTTATCGTACTTTACGCCTAGTCTTACGTCAGGGTCCCTCCCCAGCTCAGCGGGAGTGTCGATTCGTGACGCTGCAATAAGCTCTACAGAGGTTTTGATACCTTCCCTAGACGAGTCTAACGGAAGGTTTATCAAAACATCTCCATCGGCGTATGCGGCAGACGCTAACTGGTTCACGACTTGGGTTAGGTCGCTCATCCCGTCAACGCTGCAATGCTTTATAAAGTCATCAACGATCTGGGTTAGTTGTTTCCTCTTTATGTTGCTCTTACTTGTGATACTTATCTTTTCAGGAGAGCCGACTAAGTTCACGTAAGCAAGTTGGCAACCTGCTGCAATTGGGTAATCTTTGATAAGCTTGTTAGATCTCGCTCTTAACTTTGCGAGAGTGTCACAGTGATCTAACTCATAGTCAGGTGTCTTTTCACCAAAGAAACTCCAATCTGAGTTATAGGCGTTGGACTCTGCTCCTTCAAAATAATTCATTAGCTACCTCCCACGGATGAGAGTAAAGCTCCTTGGTCGTAACCCTCTGACTCCATTGCCGCTTTGCTCTCTAGCCATTCTGTAAAAGCTTGAACAGAGCCAAGGCTTTTATAGGTAACCCGCATTTGCTGTTTATTTTCATGGCCTGCCATGAAGAAACTGTCTGTACTGCGGTTGGCTAAGGCATTACGCCACTTGATCAGTTCATCACTCCAAGAAATGAAATTTGCCATATTCATCTCCTCTACCAGTTAAAATCTGGTATGTCATACTCTTGTTCTTCTTCAACCTCTGGCTGCTCTGCCACAAGTTGTTTCAACTTCTTTATTCTTTGTGCGACTGGGTTAAAAGAGAAGTCAGGTTTATTTAACTCTGCTCTGAAAACTCCTCTATCAGTCGGAATGTCTAAGCAAATGTGAGCGTGTACGTCAGCCATTCGAGCATCGTTACACAACCCCACTCTCTGCCAAGTTATCTTATCCTCACCAGTTTTAGGGTCTCTTTTCTTGATTTTACGGGAACTACAAAACTGAGAAATGTAATCTGGTTGAATATCCTGAGGTAAGTGCCAGATGTCAGTCATGCACAATAGCTCTGTTTCTTCAAGGTACTCAGCTGTTCGCACTAGATACAAATCTATTTGATCGTTGTGAGTTATGGTGACTTTTTGTGCGTCACCTGCTCCTTTGATCTTTATAAAGCGTTCTAGTCCATCTACAGCTTCATAAATTTCTTTTGTTCTGTTTCCGCCGGTGTCTATGCTAATTAACCCAGCTTGCCATCTCGTTCCGTCCTCTCCTATAAAGATACGTTCTACTACGTCTCTCTTAAGTATTTCTGAGACTTCAGAAGCAGTTATCATGCCTAACATGGCAGGCATCTCCCAGTAATCTACCAACCAAGATTCTTTATTGTCGCCAAAACCTCTAGCTACTGCTACGAATCTATCTTTCTGAGAGTCCACCCCGATAGTTATCAGTTTAACTCCGTAAGGAACTGTCTTTCTAAGGTAATTTCTCTTCTTTGTCTCTAAGATTAAAACGTCGGTTTTAGAGACGTCGTTAACCCAGAACTCTGCAAGCCAACACTGAACAAAGTTCTTGTAATCATGTAGTTTACCTTTAGTCTTTGAAAATTCTTCCCAGATCGCTTGAAAAGACCTAAAAGGAGACACTAAAGAGTTGTACCTACATACTACTCTGTCACCTATTTTATCTTCTCCGTCCCAACTACCGTCGTTGTAGACAACTGCTTTCTCAGGGGCATAGACTCCATTGCTATTCCAAGAACGTTTTTTATCGTAGTCTGAAAACTCACCTCCGCAGGACTCACAATTACATGTTGCTTTACCTGTTTCTTTATTAAATCGGATGTGATTTTTAAATTTCAATAGTTGATATTTTCCACAGTGTGGACATTTTGACCACCACCACAAAACTGTCGTACCTTCAACCTGTAACTGTTGATGCAGCAAATCACCTTCAGAAGAGGGAGAAGACACTGCGAACCCTTGTCCCACTTTGTAGTGAGCGTAGGTCGTTAGTCGATCATTGGCAAGTTTAAATGCGTTTGATTCTTCACCTATAGTGAGTTTCATCAATCGCACTTCATCAAGTATTACTCTCTTACACGGAGTAGATGACATAGAGGCAAGTGACCCAGACCAAGCGGGATAAATAGTCATATTATCTAAGACTATTCCTTTTTTAGCCATGTCTTTTGCCTTACCCGTCTTGTGCTTGGCGAGTTCGGGTGTTGCCTCTATTACATCTATTATTCTC